GCTGGCACGGGACTTCAAAGACCCGACAGCAGTCAACCGGGGCTACACCGTGAGAAGGCTGACGGCCACAGAATGCGCTAGACTGCAGGGCTTCCCGGACTGGTGGTGCGCTGGGCTGGAGACCCTGGAGCCAACCGAGGCGGACATTGCCTTTTGGATGGAGATATGGGAGACCCACCGCCGGATCGTTGGAACATCCACCAGGCCCAAGACCAGGAAGCAGATCATCAGCTGGCTGCAATCTCCGCATTCGGACTCCGCCGAGTACAAAATGTGGGGGAACGGGGTTGCGCTGCCAAATGTGTTCTTTGTGATGGCTGGCATTGTGTGGTCTACACAAACGGGGCCCGGATAATTTGTGATTCTCAGGCCGATAAACAACTTGCTATTTGTGGGAAACAGAGCGAATATGTGACCAACAAAAGCAAGGAGGGCCTACCCAATGGAAAACAACAATCCTTATCTGGACTTCAACGTGAACGGCACCGAGCGCAAGCGGTTGGTGCAGGCCATCGCCGCCTACATGCAGACGGACGCCAAGTACCTGGGCGCACCCAGTTTCGCTTACCAAGTTGACCGCTACCACATCGACCGCAACGGCATCGTTTCCTTCGATGCCCAGACCTGCCGCGAAGAGGTCGATGGCCTTGTGGAAGTCTTGGTCGAGCAGGGCTTTGTGGCCCAGATTTCCAGCCTCGATTGTGAGGACGAAGAAGTACCCGCCGAAGAACCTGGCGGCGAACCTGCTCCCAACAGCGCGGCGCAGGAGGGCGATACGCTGACCATTCGGATTCCCGCTGCCAGCTTTACTGCAGAGACGCTCAACAACCTCCACAACCTCATCGCTGCTAAGGGGCGGCTGATCCGCAAAGCCCTGGGCGTTGACCTCCTGCCAGTCCAGGTGGAGGCCGACGCGGTCTCCTTCCCTTGGTTTGGCAGTGAGACCACCGCCGATGAGGTCAAGGCATATACGCACCTGATCACCGCCCTGTGCAACATGGCTCGAAACCAGAAGCGTGTCACCGCCAGGGAAAAGGATACGGACAACGACAAATATGCATTCCGGTGCTTCCTCCTTCGGTTGGGCTTCATCGGAGCCGAGTACAAGGAGGAGAGGAAGATCCTGCTCCGCAACCTCACCGGCTCCTCGGCTTTCAAGTCCGGCGGCAAGGCGGTGTAAATACACCAAAATGAGCCGCACATTCTTGTGTACTTTATGGCTCAGAAATAGCTTGCTATTTCCTCCGTTTAGAGTGATTAATACACTACCGAAAGGGAAAACAAAAAAACGGAGGACAGCAAAATGAACGAGAAGCTGAAGAACCAGATCGCCGAAATGAAGAAGCAGACCATTGGGGTTGAGGTTGAGATGAACAACATAACCCGCCGCAACGCCGCCAAGGTTGCCGCCGAGTTCTTCGGCACCGGCCGCTACGAGGATACCTCCCGCCGCAACGGATACTACGCCTGGTCCGCCTGGGATGCACAGGGACGCGAATGGAAGTTCCAGTACGATAACAGCATCGCAGGGCCGAGCGATGAGAAGTGCGAAATGGTTACCCCGATCCTCACCTACGCCGACATGGACCTCCTTCAAGAGCTGACCCGGCGGATGCGGAAGGCCGGCGCCAAGAGCGACGCCACCAGAGGATGCGGAGTCCACATCCACATCGGAGCCCAAGGCCACGACGCCAAGAGCCTGCGGAACCTGGCCAACATCATGGCGAGCCACGAAAGCCTCCTGGCAGACGCATTGAACCTCGACCGGCGAAGGATCGACACCTACTGCCACACGGTCAACCCTACATTCTTGGAAATGCTCAACACGAGCAAGCCAACCACAATGAGCTGCCTGGCTAACATTTGGTACGCCTGCAACAGCAGGAACCGCGACAGCCGAAACAACCATTACAACAGCAGCCGCTACCACATGCTCAACCTCCACGCCACCTTCACCAAAGGCACGATTGAATTTCGGCTTTTCCAATTCGACGCACCGACTGCCGAGCGGAAAAACGGCCTCCACGCCGGACAGCTGAAAAGCTACATCCAGCTTTGCCTGGCCCTCAGCCAGATGGCCAAGAGCGTCAAGACCGCCAGCCCCAAGCCGCAGCAGACGGAGAACCCCAAGTACGCCATGAGGACCTGGCTCCTCCGGCTGGGATTCATCGGCGAGGAATTCGCCACTGCCCGCGACCTTCTGACCCGCCGCCTCGCCGGGAACGCGGCCTTCCGCAATGGAAGAGCCGCCTGACCCGACCAGCCCGTCCAAGCCCCGCCTAACCCGCCACAAGCGGGCTTTAGGTGGTAGAAGGGATACCCTTCGGAAAGGACGGATTGGAAATGGCGAAAAGGTTTTATATTGCCTACGGCAGCAATCTTAACCTCCAGCAGATGCGGGGGCGCTGCCCTGGGGCGACTGTTGTCGGCACCGCAATCATCAAGGACTACCGCCTGCTGTTCAGAGGCAGCAAGACCGGCTCCTACCTCACCATCGAACCGTGGGAGGGTGGCAGGGTGCCGGTGGTTGTGTGGGAGGTCACGGCGGCGGATGAGCGCAGCCTCGACCGCTACGAGGGATACCCCGTGTTCTACCGCAAGATTGGGATGGAACTGGAGGTAACACTGACCAGCTCTGGCGAGGTGCATACCCTGGAAGGGTTCGCCTACGCCATGTACCCGGACCGGCCCCTTGGAGTGCCCAGCAATTCCTACTTTATCACCTGCGCCCAAGGGTATCGGAGTTTCGGCTTTGATCCGCACATACTGCTGGATGCATACGCAAATAGCAAAGGGGAGGAGATTCTATGCGCGGCAAAACAGTGAGCAAGCACATATGCCCCAGGTGTGGGCGGACGTACACTGGGCGTCCTGCAATGGCCAGGGACAACAGCGGCCCCATCTGCCCGGACTGCGGGACGCGGGAGGCACTGGAGAGTATCGGCGTAGGCACGGAGGAGCAAGAGCGCATCCTCGACACCATCCATCGGCATCAAACGATGGCGTAAACAGAAAAGGCGGCGGACGGTTCAGATTTGAGCCGCCCGTCTATTTTCTGCTGCTATTTTTTTCAGAAAGGGCGATTAACTTGCCTAGAAATGGAACGATTGAAGAAACTCCCGGCTATTGCAAGGCCGAGGACTTGGCGAACCTGTTCGCCCTGCCCGGTCAGAGCATCATCCAGCTCACCAAAGATGGTGTGCTGAAGAAAAGGGACACCCCCGCCGGGAAACGCTATAACGTGGTGGAATCCACCCGGACCTATGTGCAGTACCTTCGGGACAAAGCGAATGGCCGCAACGATGCCCTGGAGCGGGAGGCGCTTGAGGCCGAGGTTCGCATCAAGAAGGCCAAGGCGGATATTGCTGAACAAGAGGCCAAGGAGTTCCGGGGGTGGCCGGTCTGACGGAATATTTGTTATGCGGCGAGAGGGGGCGCATAGGGGGAAGGTGGTGGTATGGCGAATGAGAAGAATTTAACACCGTTTACCAGTGACCAAAGCCATGATGAAGCCGTGAAAAACGGCAAGAAGGGCGGCGTGGCCTCCGGGGCGGCCAGACGGCGGAAAAAGACCATGCGGCAGACGCTGAATGCGCTGCTGAGTACCGGCCTGGACGTCAGCGAACAGGAGTTTGTGGAAAAGGTCACGCCGCGGCTGCTGGCGCTTGGCATCAATGTGGAGGACGCTACCTATCAGGATGTGATGCTGGCCGGTATCCTGCTGAAAGCGATCCGGGGCGACGTCCGGGCTGCTGAGTTTATCCGGGATACCGGCGGAGACAGCCCCCATCTGGATATGAAAAAGCAGGAGCTGAAACTGCGGAAGGAAGAACTGAGGTTCAGGAAGGAACAGGAAACAAAGAAAACTGCGGGTGAGGCATCGGAGGCTGAAGAAGGGCAAAAAGAAGCCGTACACATCTACCTGCCCGACAACGGCAGAGGGGGATAGCGTATGGGCAAAGAAATCAGGCCACAGCCGGGACCACAGGAGGCGTTCCTAACCTCCCCGGCGGACGTGGTGATTTATGGCGGAGCAGCCGGCGGCGGGAAGACCTATGGTATGCTGCTGGATGCGCTCCACTACACCCATGTGCGGGGCTTCGGCGCGGTGTTCTTCCGCAAAAACCACAATCAGATATTCTCTGAAGGCGGTCTGTGGGACACCTCACTCGACCTGTACACGGGCCTTCCGAATGCTGTCCCGGCCATAGGGAAAAGCCAGTGGAAGTTCCTGGACCCCAGGGGCCGAACGCTCTCAAGGGTCAGCTTCAAACACATCGAGCGAGATATGGACCTTGGGAAATGGCAGGGGAGCCAGATATGCGGTCTGTACTTCGATGAGCTGACGCACTTCAGCGAGAAGACGTTCTTCTATATGTTCTCCCGGAACCGCTCACTCTGCGGCGTGAAGCCGTACACACGGGCGTCCTGCAATCCAGACGCCGACAGCTGGGTTGCCAAGTTCATTGAGTGGTGGATCGACCCGAACACGGGTTATCCCATTCCAGAGCGCAGCGGGGTGATCCGCTGGTTCATCCGGATCGAGGAGGTCCTCCATTGGGCCAACACCCGCGAAGAACTGTGGGAGCGGTTTAACCTCACCACAGAGACGGAGCGGGATAAGCCAAAGTCCGTCACGTTTATTGCCGCCTCGGTCTACGACAACAAACTTCTGTTGGAAAAGGACCCTGGCTACCTCGCCAATCTGGAGGCCATGGCTCTTGTGGAGCGGGAGCGGCTTCTGCACGGCAACTGGAAGATCAAGGCCGCCGCCGGGCTGTTCTTCAAGCGCACTCAACTTGGAAAAAGGCTGGACGCTGTGCCTACGGACGTTGTGCGCTGGGTGCGATGCTGGGACCTGGCGGCGTCCGAGAAGACGTCGAAGGGCGACCCCGCCTATACCGCCGGCGTCCTTATGGGGAAGCGCAGCAACGGACGCTACATCATCGCGGATGTGATAAACAGACAGATGGCGGCCTCCGATGTGCGCAAGACCATCTTAATGACAGCGCAGATGGACCGCGACAAGTACGACAATGTCCGTATCCGGCTCCCGCAGGACCCCGGACAGGCAGGGAAAGAGCAGGCACAGTCCTACATCAAATTCCTGTCCGGATTCAATGTGACCACTGAATTGGAGTCCGGCAGCAAGGAATCCAGAGCGGAGCCAATGGCCGCCCAGTGGCAGG